CTAATACATTCATTAATACATCTGATGTAAACCATCCGGCTTCTAATGATTGTGCAAATTGAGCACCATCGAAAGTCATACCATTTAACGCAGTATATGTACCATCCACATTTTGTATTAATTCGCCCATAGCAACGGCTGTTTCGAGAGTTTGAGTTTTGAATTCCATAGACGCCATTGTAGCCATTTCAACTGATTTCCAGTCTTGATAACGAACTCTACCAGCACCAATTGCTTGATTGATTTGTATCATTAATCTAGCCGCTTCTGCGGCTTCTTTACCTTCAGTTGCAGCCCAGTTAGAGTAACCAATAGAAGCCGATACCGCTTCTTCTAATCCCATACCATTGGCTGTCATTTTTGCAACAGCTGCTAACATACTACTAAATGAGAATGATGTTTCATCCGCATAAGTTCTTAATTCATCTAAAGCATTTGTTACGTCCGTTTGTTCTAATCCTTGCGCTAATAATGTTGCTTCTGATATAGCAGATTCGGCATACATTGCCCAACCCGTAGAAATATTATCAATACTCAAAGATTTAACCATTTGAATACCTAAGTCGATTACTCTATTTGTTATATTTGCTATAGCTGCTATTGATGCGATTTCGAAAGCTGTGAAACTCGATTTAGCGCCCATTATAGCGGATGATAAACCACCAGTAGAGATACTATCAAATTCTTTATTAATACTATTAGCTGTACCAGAGAAGTCTAAACTATTTTTAAGTTCGTCGATGGTACCCATACTTGTTTTTACATTTTTCTCAAAGTGCTTATTGTCAAACGACATCTCAACAACGCGTTCATCTACAAACTTACTCATAGTCTATTCAACTCCTTCCAAGTTTCGCTTAGTATTTTATTGTATTCTTCTTGTGTTATTGGACCTATGAAATTCTGACCTTCTACCCATGTACCACCTGTTGTGGCGTGACCAAACTCTAATAATAATGCAATTTTTACACCATTTTGAACATTCGAGTTAGTTATGTATAAAGTTTTCTTTCCACGATCCTTTACTATTTCGTAACTCCATGATTCTGCGGTAAGACCCGAATCTTTAGGAGTTGCTTCTTTTAAACGCTCTATGCATCTTTCAGCAAGAGTCGTAATGTCTTCAATTTTAGTGATTTTTACGGACTTCTTAAAAAACTTATCGGTCCTATCCCAATTGCCTTTGGTTTTAATTTTTAACATATCGCGAAGTCCCTTCTTTTAAATTTTTTATCCAGAAGTACCTAATTTCTTTCTTCTAGCCGCATTTAATTCGGCATTCTTGGATAATAATTCCCGTTTATTTGTTTTCTTATTCGTTGCTTTGGCTTTTGCATTGCAAACTTTAATAAGGGTTAATAATCTATTAAGATGCCATTTCTGACATTCAAACGGAATATTTAAAGCTACCATCCAATAATAAATAAGTTCGCTTGTTATAACTTCTTTTTTAACAGGACCTGGTGGTGAATACTTATTTTCACTGAACCATGTGGCAGTCATTTTATTGTCTATATACTCACTTATTTCTTTAAAGTTTTCTTGTGTTAGACCCGAATAAACAAGATCGTCTACATTTTGTGTAAGAGTCATAAACTTTATATAGTCTACGGTTTGTTCCTGAGTTTTCTTTTTATCACTAATAAATGGTTCGTGCCATTTGGCTTCCCACTTTGAAATAGAGACTAAGGAATGCTCTAACGTTAAACTACGCTCTTTTAAATTAATAAATACTTCATTTTTTGAGTCCCAAAATCTCTTTGATGGAATATTAATTGTAAGCATTCCTTTTTCTCCTTCTTAATTTATTTTGTTGTTACTTGTTTTTTGTTTTCAACTTGGGGGATGATACCATTCACAAATCTAGCAGCTTCATCAGCATCACTAGCTAATTCCATAAATAATTCAGAGTAAGCTTCTGTTTGAACAAACTCTTCTCTAAGTTGATCATTCTTAATAAATCTTCTACCATCATCTGATACTACACCATAAGATTTCACAATTAAATCTTTAAATAATTCAATGATTTCTTTGCTATCTTGTGTAGCAACGATTCTATTAATTTTTTCGGAAAGACCACCTTGATGGCTTAATTCCATTTCGGCAACTTCTGCCTTTGATAAATTAAAATATAATTCTTCTTCTCTTTGATTACCTTTGTAATCTGTGTATTTTACTTTTTTTACTAACATTTTCTATGTTCTCCTTTTTTTTATAGTTTTTTGTTAAAAAAAATTAAAAGGGACTGCGATCAATATCACAATCCCCGTTAATTTATGCATTTATTTTTTAATTATTTATTACCCTGCTACAGCTCCAAGAACCGTAATAATTTCTTCAGGTAATGGTAATCTTGCAGGAACGGCAGCTACGACAGGTTCGGTAGATGCAGCTGTTCCATAAAGAATTAATTCAAGAGCTGCCAACTTTGTTGCATCGGTCTTTGTTGAATCAATTTCAATTGAAGCTGTTGGTTTGAAACCAGGAACATCTACTGGAGTAGTTGTTAAATCCCAGCTGAAAGTCATTGCTTCAGGGCTGTCGTTAACAGAATCATAAGATTTTTCACTAGGTCCAGCCATACATCCATAGATGATATGAATCTTGTAACCTAATTCTGGCTCTAAATCGCTTCCAATTTTTGATTGATACGCCAAAGCAAACATCTTACGAGCTTGTTGACCGATTTTTACACCTTGTGCAATTACTGCCGAGCCGTCACATTCACCGAATTCATCAGGATATGTGTATGCTTCAATTGAAGCTTCTAATTCTTCAACAGATATCAAGTTTAAATATTTAATATTGTCGGCATATATCGCAGACGCTTCTGCCCCTGTAGGACTTTGTGTAACATTTACTAAACCATTCCATGCGACACCTTCGCCGTATGTGCCAGGCGTTGCTGACATAGGAAATAAGACACCTTTAGAAACACCGGTTTCCCAGAATCTTTCTCCTGCTTTATCCCAAACTATTTTAGACATAATTTTACTCTCCTTTTATTTTTTATTTTTTATAACTAACTGTAAATTGATCGTGGTTTAACCCATTAACAACATAATGTCGATCAAATACTGCAAATTTGAAGTTTGACATCTTATCAACTATTTCGCTATCTGGATTTTTATCCACAACAACTACTTTGTATTTGATGGTTTTGTCATAAATATTATCCCCGGCATGTCTATTTTCGATGTCCGATCTAGAATAGATTATTGCTGGGTAATTAATTTTTATTGACTCCGGGGGTTGAAAATAGACGCTATTTGATCCTAGGATTTCTACTAAATCCGTATGCAGTTTAAGCCTGCTGTCATTCATCATTATATAAACCCCCTAAAGTCAATACTAGTCTAGGGCGCTGCTCGGAAGCCGATAAAACTTTCCATTTAGCGCCCAAGTACGTAGCATATTTAATTAGGTGAAAATTATGCAAGGCATATGGGTCGGCTAAAAAGCTGATCTGTAAATTAACAACTATGTTGTCATTAACTTGACCAGGGTTTTCAGATTTTTTATCATTTCTCATGACATCTCCGAAAACTTCTCTTTCGGTAATTGTGTTAGTCCATACGCCCGGCGTTGTCTCTTCAGTTACACCATACCCTATAAAACCATGATATTTTCCCATTTTGAATTATTGTCTAGACTGGATTAACCAGCTACGACAGCACCTTTAGATTCGTATACGATTGCACTATAAGGTTTCTTTAATGCGCCTGAACAACGAGTTTCAATTAGGTATTCGTGTTTGTTGAAGTTTAAATCAAAGTCTTCAAACATCGTCACTTGTCCACCTTTGTCAGCACCAACATTGTAATCAGCTAAGTTTACAAGGATACCTAAAAGATCGAATTGGTCATCTGCGACTACACGGTTAGTACCTTCCATTACAGGAACAGTAACGATTGATTTAACACGTAATGCAGTTTTTAATTTATCGATTGTATCATAAATTACTCTACCATTAGTGTCTTCTAATAATAACATTTCTACTAACTGATCTTCAGTTGTAAACAATGACGGATTACCAGAACCTTTATATAATTTTCTAGATCTAATAATGTCTTGAATAAATGCTTTAGCTTTAGCCGCAGCTGTTGCGCCTGCTGCAGGGGTTAAAGTTCTAACCACTGTATATACAGGATCATCGCCGTAAATTGGACGAATGTTAAGTGGATTAATTTTGTCTGGGCTTGCACCTGAACGTCCATCACCAATTAAGAATGCTCTTGCTAATTCTTCATTAAGCATTACTCTCATTTCGGCTTTCATAAATACGATTACATCGAA